TCATTGCCAACTCTTGTACATCTGTCAGCCTACAAAATGACCCAACGGCATATGAGGTTTATACCACTCTAGGGTCTGAACAAAAATGGTGGTCATTGACTGAGTATACATATCTATCCAAGCCTTTATCCCAAAGGCCCGCATCTATAGTTGATATAACCGTTGAAGACCAGCTCCAAGAATTAAATTCAGTACCCATCAATAACATACGTTATTACTATCAGAACCTAAAAACCGTTGATAATCTTAGTTTAGGCATAGTAGATATAGATAATGATTTTAGACATTTTGGGTTCAGAGTGAGGAACGGAGCCTATGCTCAACTACAATCTGTGTACACCATCGGTCCAGCAATTGGGGTATGGTCACTAAATGGGGGAATCACCAGCCTAACTAACAGCACAAGTAACTTCGGGTCCATAGCTTTCAAAGCCGAAGGTTTTCTAGGAATAAATACAATAAGTGGAGCACAGAATAATACTCAAGGATTTGTCTTTGAAGGCATCCAGAGACCTTTGACTTTAACTATCGGTCAAGTTGAGAAGTCAGAAAACAAAAAGATTCTTTCCCTGGGATCCAGAATAGTAAGCTCTTACATTGATCCAACTAATACCGAAATTCAGCTAGTTGAGTTGAGTGCGGATTTTGATCCACGGTATTTACTTCCTTATTCTTTGAAGCCGGGTAGTGCAATTTGGGTAGAGACGGAAGAATGCACATACCGTGGCTTCCTGGCCACAGATGGTGGCCCCACAATCAACACTGGTCAGGATGACCCGGCTAGATTTGCTCAGTTGAGAATTAGGTCTTCTGACAGCACTATACCGACTGACACCAATTTGATCCCTGTCCTAGGGGTGCCATACATCAGGCGTTTCCATGACCCCCGTAGTGATATTGAAAAGTCTTATAGCGTAGTATTAAGTAATACGTCATCGAATGCTATTTCTCCTCAAATAGGCGATGTTTTACGTCTCAACCAAAGTAGTCAGATTCTCGGGTCATCGAGTTTAAGGCCCAATGTTCAATTTGACCCAGGGATACTAGGGGGATGGGGCCGTGTGTTCACCGTGGATGCAGTGGAGACGGGAATTTTGGGATCTTCACCTCAGTTTAACTATTTGATTGGGGATGGGAATCAAGACATAGAGTACTATGTTACCATAACGGCATCCGATTACGATAGGCCGTGGGTGCAGAATTATGACTCCGGCAGTAATAGTTACCTGACTTTCGATAACCCTTCGGGAACCTACACTACATACGCCAATAGAAACTGGTATGCTGCGGAAAATAATTACTGGACCTCAGTTTATTATGGGGAGGCTAGTAACTTCCAGCCCTCATCAGGACCAGAAAAACTATCCCCAACTTCTACCAATTCCCCATTCGTCGATACTAGTACCTTAGAAAGACAGGACTTAGTCAGCCAGACTTTCCAGGGGTCCTATGCTGCAGATGAATATTTATCGGTTTATCCAAATTCTACCTACTTCCGGGGTTCTACCAACCCTTACACCACCTACCCGGTTAATAATCAGTACGACGATGATGATGGTTCCGAATCCCTTGGTATTTGCCTTAAAGATTTAGTTACCAGTGCAGAGACTTTCTTGGTGAGCCCACTTGCGGTTATTCAAACCGAGCGGTTGCCAGGGCCCACACAACGATACAGGCCAGAAATAGTTGAGTTCTCTGTTCTATCTGCTAGTGTTCTACAGAACCCTAGGCAAACTGTTTCTATCGTCAGAATCGGAAATGACACCAATCATGAGTTTGTCCGAATAATTGGTATCTCAGGCTCCATAGTTAGGGCCATCAGACTTAACTCCGGTAATGGTTTCTACTTTAATTCCGGTACTATACCAAATTCTTGGCCCATTCAAACTTCCGTTAAGGTTTGTGGAACTAATCCCATTCCTGAACCGGGGCTATATGACCCTAATTGGTCCAACACTAAGAGAGCAATACTGAGATTCTTCCAGATTATGGGGTATTCTCCGGAGTCTCTACTTACTTACCTTCAACCTAAATATTGGGGGGATAGGCTCTTGCCCATCGGTGCTTTACCATTGACCCCCGAAACCGGTGGTTATGCCCTAACTACCAGTAGGTGGCCTGTAGAATTCAATCAACCGTCCATAGTCATTGCTAATACTCATACATGGGCATATGTAGGATACTACAATTACTCCCGTGGCTTACCTAAATTCCAAACAAACGATATCTCTAGAAAATTAGCGGCGGACTTCCAAGCAACTACTTTGTGGAGTGGCAGGCTGACAATTACTGGTGTCAACGATAAGGGTGAAATCATCATTTTTGGCCCCCAAAGACAAGCCCTTACAGCTAACTATTTCGAGCAAATCAACCCATTCGCAAACCTGACCAATCAACAAATTTACGAACAGCAACCATTTGTAGAGTTTCCTGGGCAGGTTACTGCATATTCAACGGATTCTATTTCGCCCCTATTCAACGGTATCACGACTATCTTCACCTTGACTAAAGGTGGGGTCCCCATACCTCCAACTCAGATTTCAGCTAACTCCATTTTTGCAATTCTAGGGGCCGTCACTCAGGTGCCCGGTAAGGACTACACAGTCAATGGCAATCAAATAATCTTCAATGAAGCTCCTTTGCAAGGGGCAGTGAGTGATATTAGAATCGTCACATCTGATGATGATAATAGGACTTTGCAAATGGTGCCCCTAAAGATCAAGGAAGGCCAGAGTATTAATGGCATCCGGTTCTCGTTTACTTTGGTATCAAAAGATCCTGCAATTAACTTGGCACCGTTCGACATTAACGCCAATAATACTTTTGTATTCTTAGGTGGTACTGGACAGTTGCCCATAACAACCCCCGGTCCATTAGATCCTTACTCTTACACCCTAACTAGGCTCTCTGGCTCTGAGTTGGAAATCACTTTTTCCGAAGCCCTTGCAGTTGGCACCGTGTTTGATGTTAGAACTGTTTGTACCTCTTCTTTCTGGGCCATTCAGTCGGTTTTTCCTGTTCAAGTATATTCTTTAAATTCCATCTCCAGCCAGTTTAATGGTGTGAAAACCGAATTTGATTTGACTTATGGGTACTTCGATGTAGCAGAAACTCTCCCAAGACCAGTTAACGCTGCTTCAGTTAGTTCTCAGAATATTTTAGTTAATCTGGGGGGTTCTATGCAGATTCCTTACTTCCAGGGTGCGTCTGCGGGCGACTATTCGTACAGGGTGGAAGGGTCGAGGATAATTTTCACTGAGGGGCCTGCAGAGGGTGCTACGGTGAATATCAGGGTTATAACCAATGCCGAATTTATAACTTGCCCATCTGGGAAGTACGGCGCATCATCATTCTTGAAGTGGGGGCCTAGCATTGTCTTGGAACTTGCTGATAGTGCCGATATTATACAATAAGCACAAGGTGCGGGTAAAATACCCATACTAGGAGAAGGAATCCGATGTTAACTAGAGCCCAATACATAGCTGGAGATACAAACCAGGGCGATGTCCTTGCGGATCAGGTCCGGGGTGTTAAAGCCGGTACGGGCGTTGAGATTTTAACTGATGGCACAATAAATTTTAAAGCTAATACATCTTCAGGGGTAGTAAGGACAAACAACGCTGCAGCATTCAACTCTTATATCTGGCCAGAATCCGTATTAACAAATGGCCAGCTTATCCTCAGAGCAGGTAATAGCCTAACATGGGGCAGAATTCCCGGTTTTGGTCTAGTGGAGGACGGTACCAACGCCTCTAACCTCAAGGCAGCATTACCCATTTCCACTACTAACCCGGATATTGGAACAGAATTAGAAGAAGCTCCAGAAGGTGGTTTATATTGGAACAGTGACAGCGGCAATCTTTTTATAAATTTTGGTGGCTCATGGGTCCAAACCTCATACGGCCCTGCTGACCTTAACGAGGCCCTTCTCACGGGAACTTATACTCTATATGTTAACCCCCAAATTGGTAGCGACATTTATGTAACCGGGATCTACGATAATACAGTAGTACCAGTCATCACCAACCAAATGACGCAGGCTGGCTACACTGCTCAAAAACCCTTTAAAACCCTGCAAAGAGCCGCACTAGAAGTGGCCAGAATTCAGAATGGTTTAGGCCAAGATGACCAGTCATTCGATCGCTTTGTAATTAAGTGTACTGCCGGGGTTGCATTGATTGATAATGCCACTGGTAGCGAGTCCGTTTCGGCCTGGGTAAACGGTGCCGTGCCGTCCGCCGCCCAATTAAGGGCCATGAATAGCGTGGATTATCCAGGTATAATTTTGCCCAGGGGTGTATCCGTCATTGGTGAAGATCTAAGGAAGACCATCATTAGGCCCCTATATGTTCCCCTAAAAACAGGTAATATCGACACTGACCGTGGCTCTATTCTAAGGATCACGGGTGGGGGGTTCTTCTTTAACTTCACTTTCAAGGACAAAGAAGGTCTTTCCGATAGTCATCACCTCCTAGACTGTTTTTCGTTTGTTTCTGAGGCAGACCTGGATGATTACTATGAAAAAGTAAAAATTATTTTTGCCCAAACCAATTCCAACGTCCCTGTTAACCCCGGTGAGACTGAGATTGTAGCCCCCCAGCCACCTGGTATCCCCGAGCAGGATACAGACGGCATTATCGGATCTTCCCCGTACATCTTCAACTGTTCTGTGCGTTCAAATTATGGCCTTTGTGGAATTAACGCAGACGGCAACGATGTAACCGGATTCAAGTCCATGGTTGTAGCCCAGTTTACTGGCGTTAGTTTACAGAGAGACTTGACATGCTGGCAGAAATATAATTCAGGTCCAAAAACATGGACCAATACCATCGCCAACTATGACTCTTATATCGCGTTAGATCCAAATAATGTTAGGATGGACCCCGCTAAAAGAAGTTTCCACATTAGGGCTGTCAATGAGGCGTTCATTCAGGAAGTTTCTGTATTTGCCATTGGACAAGGTATTCACCACTGGGTGAAGTCTGGCGGTGAAATTTCTATAACGAACTCTAATTCTTCATTTGGTGGGTGTGCTGCTTTAGCTGAAGGATACAAGTCTGAGGCATTCCCCCAGGATACAAACTGGAGCGTTGCCACAATAAACCTAGCAACAAACATGACGGATCAAACTACCGTCGTAAATAATATCTCACTCGGCGTGGTAAATTCGGGTGTAGCTGATAATGCTATCACTATAACTCTAACCCAACCCTTAATAGATTCTGAGGTGAATCCGGGTATTCCCCAAATTCTTGCGTCTAAAAATTACACTTTCGCAGACGGCAGCTATCTGTGGATTGAAAACCCTAGCGGACCAGATTGGAGGGCCCCCTTGTCGTCAGCAGCTTGGAGTTCCTCAAACCCCGCGAACATTCAAATTACCGTTCCAATGGGGAACCAGAGTGGAAATTCGCCAGGAGTCGGTGGTGCGCCTAGTTTAGTGGGCAGTAAGGTATACATTCGCCGCCTTGTAGACAACCGCTCTTTGACTCAAAGGCGGTACAGCATTAATGTAACCAACACTGATAACAACACTCGCACCCCTTTAAGAGACTATGTAATTCAAACAACCTTGGGTTCTGGTGGTGGTATCGTAGACTCGCTCCCTGAGTCAGACATGGTAATTGTGAATAAGTCTGGACCTATACCGATTGGAACAGACCCTGTTACCAGGAAAGCTCAGGTCATATTAGAAAGAGCCAATCCTTCCAATGTTTGGGCCGCTGGCAATTATTACAGGCCAGGTGAAACAGTTAGGCGCGAGAATAAGCACTTCACCTGCGTAGTTAAGAACTCAGATACTACTTTTGACACTGAAAAGTGGAGCCAGTCCTACGTTCACATGGGCTCAGATTTCAATGCTTATGACTTTTTCGTCAACGTAGCACCTGTAATTTATTTCGATAATGATACCGATGGCAATCAACCTACCACAAACTGTGGCTATAATCTAACCACTTGCTGGTCTACTGACCCAGAAATCATTGGCCAGTACACAACAGCAACCGACTATAGGGGTGTTTATCAGTTCCTGATTGGTATCGGTTTCACTGCACCCCAAGTAACTAGCATTTTGCTACCTGTAGCAACTGCCGACAGGGAATTAAATCCGGCTTCCAACGTGGACATGAAGGGGTACACCCCTAATGGAGCAGCAAACTTGCTATCAAACTGGTCCATTGAGTTCAGGCGTCCATCCGTTCTACGCATGTTTGGCCATGCTTGGGAATGGGCGGGCTTCCTCAACTATACGAAAGCTCTCCCCCGTTACCAAGGGGACTTGTCCCCACAAAATCAGTTCACCTATTACTTCACTAACGAACTCGGTGGTCGAGTTTATGCGACTGGCTTTAACCAAGAGGGCTACTTTGTAACTGCGGCAGGTTTAACCGACTTGAGTACTGGGGCGACAATTAGTATTACCGATATTGGAAATCCTTTCGCGGGAGTTGATATTCCAACATACTACCCTGCATTAACCGTGGATAACCTAAGCGTTACCACAAGTGTCGAATTTACTTCAGGGTGTAACATTTCGGGAGCCCCGATTTTCTCCCTGGACTGGTATCAGAACTTCCGTGTTGCTAGCCAGACCCAAACTGGAATTACTCGTTATGCGACCAATGTCGAAACCGCCGCTGGTACTGCCACGGATGTAGCTATTTCTCCCGCAACCTTAGCTTACGCTTCTGCATCAGGCGTGATCGGATTCCCAACCGGTACTCGCATGAGTTTCAACAACGCTTCTCCACCTCCAGGGTGGGCCATCGTAACAGGTGCCGCTTTTGATAATGCTGCTATCAGGATTGTTAACTCTTCGGGAGCTGCATTCCCTGCAGCGGGGGGTTCCAGTGGTGACCAACCGTTCACAACCGTATTCACCGCATCAAGGAGTTCAGGTATTAGCGTAGCAACCAACGGCTCTGTGAGTAATCACACACTGACTGTGACCGAATTGGCATCTCACCAACATTTCTGGGATGATACCTCTAATCCTGATAGACTATTTATAGGTAATATCCCGAGCCAATATGCTACAGGAGACCCAACCATGAGCTATACGGGTAATGGTTCCTATAAGATGACCTTTAAGGGGGGAACAGGTCTGAGTGGTGGCAGCAATTCCCACGGACACAGTTTCACCAACCCCTCTTACTCAATGGGTGGACTGAACTTCAATGTAAAATATGTTGATTTCATTGTCGCACAACGGTTCTAACTCAATCTAACACACTAATACACAACCATGAAAAACGTAAATTATTGCCCCCTCATTAAAAAAGACTGCATTGAACATAAATGCTCCTGGTTTTGCCAAGTGAGGGGGATTAACCCAAATACCGGTCAAGAAGTAGCAGAATGGCAATGCGCTGTAACCTTGCTTCCAATTCTCCTAATCGAAAATTCTAATCAGCAGAGACAAACTTCGGCGTCAGTTCAAAGTTTCAGGAATGAGTCCATAGAAAGGTCCGACCTGATGAATACAATCCTCTTGCAGGCTTCTCAAGGACACACGAATAGGGATGCCATTCAACCGGTAGAATTGAGAGAAATCCTGCCAGGGTAAAACCTTTCTATACATAGAACAAAATGTCACAGATTACAATAGTCCCTATCGACCAAGTAGTGGTCCTTAGCGGAGCAGCGGCCTCCGGGGTTGACATGGCATCCGTAGACCCGGAAATTCATGCCGTTCAGTTTAATACAGAGCTAGGTAAGGGGACGGTAGAGTTTAAAACAAACCCGGAGACTGGTGCCACTAGGCCCCAAGAGCAAATCACCAATGTTGACCCCTGGGAACCTCAAATCTTAGATGCGGAGGAAATTCTTTTCTGCCGACGTAACCCTAAAACTTTCTACAGCACTGTCGCCCCCATTGGTGCTCCCATTGAAGTGACTAAAAAGGGTTGGCCCCAGCCCGACAACAGCACCGAACAAGCCCCCCCAGCTCAACCTTCACCGAATACATCTCTCTATTGGGACGGCACTGAGTTTGTATGGTCAGCGTTCCCTATTGATTTGGACCTGGCTGGCGCCCAAAATTATGTCACTAGCCTAGTCAACGATAAAGCCTATGCGCTGTTGCTACCATCTGATTGGTATGTAGTGCGTCAGTCTGAAACTGGCAAGGCAATTCCTGGAGAATGGGTTACCTGGAGAGCAGCCGTGAGAGCCGCTGCTAGTGAGAAGCTCACAACCGCCGCTTCGCAAAATAGTGTAGAAAGTCTGCGGACCTACTGCCAAAGCGAAAGCTTTCAAACCTGGTGACCTTTCCTCAAATCAGAGCGGGTATAACTCCTAATAAAGAACAAAAACGAGTTCCAAGTCACCATGCCCCAAACAATCCAAATCCTAAGGAGTCTAGAGGCAAAGAAGCGCCCCAACCCCGCAACTCTTTTGCCGGGGCAACTGGCTGCGAACATTAATCCTGCTGAGCCAGGTTTATACTTCTCTGACACAAGCGGCAACCTTCGGAAAGTTGGGCCTTGTCACATTGGCCCTGTACCCCCCAATTCCGGAGTCTTGCCACCGCTATTTGCAGGAAACTGCATCGGGGAAATGTGGTATGATACTGTTAATGAAGAACTCAAAATTTGGAGCGGGTCTGCTTGGATCGCTATCCAAGGTGGTGGAGGCGGTACCGGGGATTTGGGAGACCTATCCCTTACCAATACGGCTAGTAACCCCTACCTTATCTTCACAGATTCTGCCGGGAATCCCCAAAGATTCAACCTGAACGCATCCATTTCCCAAAGGGGGCAAGTCCAGCTTTCGTCATCTTTGACCGATGTTTCCGAGACATTGGCGGCCACGCCGAAGGCAATCAGTCTCTTAAGCACCAACATAGGGACTATAAGTTCAGGTTTATCTACTGCAAACACAAACATTGCCACCCTGCAACAACAACTTCTGAAGTTCAGAGATAGTAATAGGATTTATGTTTCCAAGAGTATTTACGCTAGCGATAGCAACGATGGAACTTCCCCGGGCGAACCTTTACTCACACTTGGCGCAGCAGCAGCAGCGGCCCAGCCTGGTGACCTAGTTGAAGTTGGTCCTGGCCTTTATACCGAGCCAAGCCTCCCTATTCGTTGGAAGCGTGATGTTGGCATTTTGGGTAAGGGTCTTCGTAACGCCCGGGTACAACCTGCAGCCGGTCAAGAATATAATGATATTTTCAAAGTAGATAGTGGATTCTGGTGCTGGGGTCTGGAATTTGCTGGGCACCAGGCTGATAGTTCCACTGGGAAGCAAGCCTGGTCCGTCAGCTTTGATGAAACTGCTGATAACACTGCACTAGGAGCTGTCGGGCCCGGGGCTTACATTTTCAAGTCACCCTATATTCAAAACTGTACCTCCCTGACTGCAGAAGACGACAACGGTAACGCAGGCTCCCAGTCAACTGGGGATACAGGTGGTGGAATCATTGTTGATGGTGCATCCTGTGCTAAAAATAGTCCCATCCGTTCAATGGTGGTCGATAGCTTTACACAAGTTAACCTAGGTGGCCCTGGTTGTCTTGTCAAAAATGATGGTTATGCGCAGCTAGTTTCGTTCTTCGGGACTTTCTGTATCTACCATGTTCGTACTGAAAGCGGAGGCCAAGTTAACCTTTCCGGCGGGGGTACTAGTGACTTTGGTACATATGGATTAATGGCCGATGGTTACTCTCCATCCTCCCTATATACTGCTAAAGCACGAGTGTCCGCATTTGGTGCGTCAAGGATTGAAAAAGGTGTTACATTTGATGTTTCTACCGATCTGATAACTTGCATTGACCTTTTGGGGCATGGGCTCTCAATTGACGACCAAGTTGTCTTCAACTGTTCGCAAGGAACTTTCCCGGATAACATAGTAACAGGGACGAAATACTTTGTGATTTCCAGTGGTTTCACCACGGTAGATTTCAAAGTCTCCCTGTCTCAAGGTGGATCTCCAGTTAACATTTCCGGAACTGCCACAGGAACTTACACAGTTATTCGCCAGGGTGATACCGAAATTGATGTAATAGACTTGGGTGCCAATAGATTAGGTAGGCAACTCAAATACCCGACTGCAGGAAGCGCAGGAAGTCCTGGAAATGCCGTTACGATTACGGCCAGAGGTGGCACATCCGCAGGGTCTAGCTTTACGGTAACCTTAGACACCAGCTCCATCAGGCACGAGTATACTGGTGGCGGATCTGTTACCATCGGCGCTAATACTTATCCGGTTACAAGTTGTACCTACAATAATCTGACTGGCTCCACGGTCCTGACAGCTACGGGCTATGCACCCACCTTAGGTGCCCAAGTGACGATGCAGAATCTGTTTTTCACTTGTAGTTCCTCTAGCCGCCCTAGTTCTGGTATTTTACTATTCCCTCAACTTCCTTTCCCAAGTGGTGGTGCTACAGCGTTCACTTACATCAAGACGGGCACTAATACGTTCACTTATTCAACTACTGCAACTCCTTCTGGCCCAGAACACGAATATGTTTCAGGTGGTACGGCCACCATCGGTTCAACTGACTATGGGGTGGCAGATTGTTCCTATGTTAAAAACACTGGGCTCGTAACGATCACAACCGTAACCCCTTTGCCTGGGGCGTCTTCCGGAACCGTCACGGTTGAGGGCCTAAACTTCATTTGCCCAACTTCGGGCTACGTGATTACAGGTAGTGTTCCGATTGATATTAACGGAAATCCTGTACCGTTTAACGCACCCACTCAAGCTGGTTACCGAATTAATTTCTATTCTGGAACTAACGGGGGCCTGAAAAATACGATCGATGCCAACCAAGTTATTGATTTTAGAAACCGAAGCCAAGTTAGCGCCCCAAGCCACACTTTCGAATATGTCGGCTCCGGCACAAACTATGACGCCTTGCCATATAATGGAGGGGTACCAGTCCCTGCCAACCACATAGTTGAAACGAACAATGGCAGAGTCTTCAGCAGCAACACCGACGAACTTGGGAACTTTTCAGTCGGAAGCAGTTTTAATGTAGACGGTACCACTGGCTCTGTTACAATTAATACAGATCAGTTTAACCTGTCGGGTTTGAATTTCATAGGCCCATTCAGTAGAAACGGTGGTATTAGCACAGTCGGCGAGCAGCTTCGTGAGGTTAGCAATAATACAAGCCTAATTGCAAGTACAGGAGTTGCCGATGGTAATACCGTACCAACTCAGTTCGCTGTTAAGGAGTACACTGGTAGTCGTTATGTTACCAACGTGGCCGTTGAAGTCGGTGGGCCTTTAAGTGTTACCGGCAATGCTAGTGTAAACGGGATAGGAATTTGGAGCTATGAGAGGACTTTGTCTATCGCAGCAGCAACGACTTCTGCTCGCGGAACCATGAGTGCAGCTGATAAGTTTAAGCTTAACGGCGTTGCAGATGGCGCAACTGCGAATCAGACTGATGCCTTCCTTTTGAATCGCGCTAACCATACCGGTACTCAGACGCTTAGCACAATTTCAGGCGCAGGAACCATGGCAGCGCAGGCTGCTACCAACGTAGCCATCACTGGTGGGGCAATCTCGGGGGTTACTCTGGGTTCTGCAAACGTCACTTTTACAGGGGGTTCAATTTCGGGTGTAACCTACGGCACCCAATACTCAACTAGAACAACAGTTACGGCATCAGCTGGGACCTACACCGTAAACGCAACTCTAGGAAATGAGTTTGTAACGAATGCGGCCATTGCAGGTGCCACGATAGTAAACCTTTCCAACCTAGCGAGTATTCCCACAGGAGCAGTCTGGAGAGCTGTATTCTCCTTTGCATATACATCTGGGATCATAAATTGGTTCCCGGCCAATACAGGCTCTGGATACACTTTGAGGTGGGATGGAAACAACGCAATTATACCAACGGCAAATGAAACTGAGACTGTGATTATCACAGTTGTCGGTGGCGGAAACGTGATCGAGGTTGCCGCGCTGCGGGGGAGGAACTCATAATGATGGGACGCATGGCGCTAATGGCGGCGAGATCGCCCTCAATCCAATTTATCGCCCTTGGCCAAACAACTAGAAATTGGGGGGGAATGACAACCTTCAACGGTAACGTATATGCCAGTGTTAGAGGTGGCGATATTTACAAGCAGACAGGGGGCTCTGGTAACTTTGTTGGGCTTGGCCAAACAAGTAGAGATTGGATGGCAATGACAACCTTCAACGGTAACGTATATGCCAGTGATAGGGGTGGCGATATTTACAAGCAGACAGGGGGCTCTGGTAACTTTGTCGGGCTTGGCCAAACAAGTAGACAATGGATTGGAATGACACCCCTGGGCAGTGATATCTACGCGAGCGTAAATGCTGGCGATATTTACAAGCAGACAGGGGGCTCTGGTAACTTTGTCGGGCTTGGCCAAACAAGTAGAGATTGGCGTGGACTGACCGCCTTAGGAAGTGATGTCTACGCAGCTGCTCTTTTTGGCGATATTTACAAGCAGACAGGGGGCTCTGGTAACTTTGTTGGGCTTGGCCAAACAAGTAGAGCATGGGCTGGAATGACCACCTTAGGAAGTGATGTCTACGCAACTGTTTATGGTAGCGATATTTACAAGCAGACAGGGGGCTCTGGTAACTTTGTTGGGCTTGGCCAAACAAGTAGAGATTGGGTTGCAATAACAGCCTTAGGCGATTACCTCTACGCAGCTGTTATTGGTGGCGACATTTACAGGGCATCTGTGACTTTCCCATAGCTATCGAATCAACCTCTACAACAACTGACTTCAACTCAATGGATTACATTCTAACAAAACTGGACTTCAACCCTATTTACCCCTATAGTCTTTCGCGGTTGAGAGCAGAAAACCCTAATATATCCTTCCCGGACTCCCCTTCAGAGGGGGACTTGGAGCCTTTCCACTGTTTCTCCGTGGCCTTAACCGAACCCCCGCTCCTAACCGATTCTCGCACCCAGCGAATCAGTGAATCTGAACCTGCGCAAAATTCGGACGGCAAATGGGAGCAGACTTGGACCATCCGTGATGCAACCGAACAGGAAATTGCCGAGTGGGACCTTATTAACAACCCGATCCCTCAACCTGACTGGGTAGCGTTTAAGTTGCTGTCACAAAGTTCCCCCGAGTTTAAGGGTATCATCACACAAGCCCTTGTTTCTGACCCAGTAAATGCCTTGGGACTTCAAATTGAATTGAACGAGGTTATTCGCGGTGAGGATTCTCGCCCCTTCTACGCTGCTTTATCCTCAGTGTTTAACTCAGTAGAGCCCGACCCGGCTATCCTTCGCAGTTTCGCTGCTGAAGCCAGTGCAATGCATCTTCCAGAGGAATTTGTTAATATGCTTCTTAGCTTGATTCCCGCTGATTAATCGCTTTAATTCCGCGAGATTGGGTTAGACTGTCACGCGACCCCTCCGTGGGTGTGACCCTTCCCAACCCCGGGATTGGGTGATCGAAATCAAAAATCTAGAGCTAGATCTTCTGGACCCTGCTTTGAGAAGGAACCATATAAGTGTCCAGGGGTCGTGTAATTCCCGCATCCTTTACTTCGGTTGGCACTAGCTAGCACTAAGGCGTACCTGGCAGCCCCCCTGTGAAACTCTTGCCAATCTTTCCATAGTTGCTGGTCTTTAAACTTTTTAGCCGTAGGGGGGCCCACCAGGGGGATATCAGCATAAACCAAACCCCTAGAAGCCATGAAAGAGTCTGCAATTTCAGAGAAGCTCAGTAGGACATGATCAACGTCCGTCTTGACCCCATTCCTAATGGTAATTCCCGTTATCATGCAAGTAATTGGAAGCGAGACGGATGATCTATACGCCTTTAGCTGATCATTGACCGCTAGCCTCATTGATGCTCGAACGGCATTATAATGTTTCTCTTCCGGAGATGGGGCGGTTCCGATTTTTTTAGGTGGGTACAACATGTCAATCAGCTTTAGTTTGCCAACCGGCTGTTTGGTTGTCCCTCTTTCTAGGGAAATCATTTTGATTTTTCTTCCGCCAGCAATGTCGATGCTACGGATGTAAACTTCTACATCGTTCTCATTCGATAGCTTCATCCACTGTTCCGTCAGTCGGCATGAACGGAGAACAAAATCTTTCGGAACCCCAATCAAGCGGCTATTGGTCCTATGGTTATCAATGATCCTAGTTATTTTATCGGAGTACTCACCTTTATTGAGGCCAAAAGTGGTTTTACCTATCGTCATGGTTTCTTGGTTTCTTGGTTTGCTAACAATACTTTTACCCCTTAGTCATATGTGCTATAATTACTGTAGTGAGTGGTACTATGTCAAACTCCGTAATCCGGCAAAGGACCGATCTTGAGTTCTTAAATGGGACCACCGTGGAATGCTCCGGCAGGGTGAAAGAATTCAAATGTCATGAGAAGAGGAAAGATCTTGATTCCGTCTTACTTGTAAACCTCATTGTCACCCCGGTGCCATTTGGGGAATCTATAGCTATTGACCACATGTGGATACTTAAAAAGCAATTACAGCAAATAGGTAAGTTACCCAGCCAAAACGAACGAATAAGATTCACCGGATTGGTTTACCCTTACAAAAGGATGGGGGGTAAATCAATTGATAGGGGGTTATTTGGGTCAACTGATTACGGAATTCTACCAAAGATTGCATTATGAAAATCGAAATTAAAAACGGCTTCTCCAACGGCAAAGAATACTATGAGTTTGACTTATGGGATGGTCCTGAGGAAATAGAGCACGTAAGAGGTTTCTCTACGGATCTAATCAATGTTTTCACTAAGGTTTTAGAGTGGAGGGAGCGAATTTCTAGGGAGTATGAGGAAAGGCATTGACTTTTCGTGGCAACTTGCTACAATAGCAATGAGTAAACCTCAAAAATGAAACCATCAGAAGAAAAACTAGCAGAGTTTAAGAAAAACTCAGAAAATTGGGCTAACGAGCGCCTAGGGGACAGAAAATCCCTAATCCTGGACGTTGAGACCACTGGCATCCTCAGCAAGGACCCTGATACGGAAGTCGTGCAAATCTCTGTCATCAACATGCAGGGTCGCCCGACCTTTTCTATGCTTGTAAAGCCTAGTAAGCCATTAACACAAGAACTAATCGACATCCACGGAATCACCAATGAAATGGTTATGGATGCTCCGATTTTTCCGCAAATCGCCAAAATGCTGTCGTTTATCCTTGATGGCAAGCACCTTATTGCTTACAATGCGGATTTTGACTTGAAGCTTTTGTGGCACCTGTACAAGAAGTTCAATCTCGAACCCCCTAAGACTTCGGGAGTGTCATGCGCTATGGATAGATACTCGGAGTGGAGTGGTGAGTGGAGCGATAAGAAAGATGGATTTAAGTGGCAAAGGTTGCCAAACCTTTCGGCACTTCCGGCGCACGATGCCATGTCTGATTGCCTTTCTACTTTGAAAGTACTGGAATTAATGTCTGGTTTGTACAATCCGGCTAAAGCCAGCGCAGACGAAATTGATTTGAATTTTTAGTAAATGAGTAAACCAGTAAAATCAAGTGACTTGTTGTCGCTAGACCCCCGATTAGAAGTAGTTAAGTTGGATGGCTATCAGCTAACTGAAACTGTTATTTGGCAAGCAGGCAAAGGGGATTATTCAGAAGTTCCCATACATCACATTAAACCCCCATCCCCCCAAGAGTGTGGTGAGTGGATTGTAAGAGAACTTTTAGCCAATGAACGAGGTCATTATGGTTGCTACTCCTCCGATACCCAAGTACTGACTGAACAAGGATGGGTATTTTGGCCAAGTGTGACCAAGGGGACGGTATTGGCTGCCTATAATACCAATACTGGTGTCATTAATTTTGAAAAACCTTCTGCAGTTCAACGATGGGATTACGAAGGAAAAATGTATCATTTAAATGGTCAGGCATTAGATTTTTTAGTTAGTCCTGATCACCGAATGGTTATTCAAACTAGAAAAAAGGATGGAAGCTGGTCTCAACGTTATGCAATAGCAGCCGAAGAGGTTTACAATAAACCTGTCAGGTATTCAACTTGTGGAAACCTTTCTGAAAGTCATAGAAGTTCTATTGACACTCCAATTGATGATCCTGTTTTCTGGAGCTTAGTTGGGTTTTGGATTGGTGATGGAGAAGCTCACACTAGTACAAATACACTACGGTTTCATTTAAAAAGAGAAAGAAAGATTGAGTATCTTCAGAATCTATGTTTAGAATTAGACCTAGATTTTTATCCAACGGAAAACGATAGGTTTGTTGTTTCTCATCCAGATATTGGAAAGTGGATGAAGTCTAATTGCCTTTCTCTAACAGGGGCAAAAGTTCTTCCGCATGAATACTTAAAGATGGAAAAAGATTGCGTTGCTAATCTTTTAGATGGTTTACGAAATTCTGACGGGACAACTCGTAGAAATACCTGGGCTTATGCTACGACTTCTTATCATCTTGCTTCACAACTTCAGGCTCTTGCCGCAGTAAACGATTTCAAATTTACTTGTAGCACGGAAACTAGGGGTAATGAAAATCATAGTGACCTCTATTGTTTGAGAGTTACAGATAGAATTTATCCTAGAGTTGAAATTACTCAAACATCCAGGTCTAGAACTTATACTGAAGAATGGGTAGACTATAGGGGTGAAATTCATTGTGCAACAGTGAGCACTGGCGCTCTTATTGTCAGACGCAATAATAAGGTTGCAATTTGTGGAAATTGTCTTGAGCACCCTCAAATTACTTTTTCCTGCGCCGGTTTTGTTCACAGTGTTGTGGCACAAGGTAGGACTCATCGTATCGGAACTTCTTGGGATGTTCAATCTCAAAGATATACGGGAAAGAGGGTTATTAAAGTTGCAGAAGGTGAGCTTGATGTTGAAGATGTATTTTATGTACGGCCGGCAGGTTTCTATACTAACCGCCAAGGCAAAAAATACGATTGGACTGAAGAGGATAGACAAGATGAATTCGCTTGGATTATAGCAGGCTGTAAGAAGTATGCCAATAGGTACGCTAAAGGAATGTGCGAAGAACACATCCGCGACTACCTTGCACAGGCCATTCGTCAAAACTTTGTGGTTTCTTTTAACCTACGTTCAATCCTCCACTTCATTGATCTCAGAGCAAAACTAGATGCTCAACTAGAGGTCCAATCTCTTTGTGATGCTTTTATTCCGGAATTAGCGCTATGGGCCCCAAATGTCTGGAATTACTACAAGGAGAAGCGCCTCCACAAAGCGAGACTTAGCCCTTAATTTTCCATGGAGTTAAATACCACTAATCAAAAATGAACAATCAGATCGTAAAAGGGTTTTGGAAAATCGCCGAAGATTATCCCACAACAGATAAAGATTACCTTGTAGCATTCCCTGCCAATGACGGAACTTTCTTAATGGTAGATTGTGATGTGTGGGAATTCAAGTCCGGGGAATGGCTAAGCCTCCCAGACTCTAGATTCCAAGAGCAGGAAGTCGGACTTCCAACATACTACATTGATCTCCCCATGCCAAGATGACGGACAGGCCTAAACTCGAAAAAACTATCGTCTTAAAGACTTCCCCTAGCCCCCTTTTAGTCATTGACTTCAACGTCATGTGCTTTGCTGTTTTGGGTTGGTATGAATCAAAAATTGAAGGATCCTTCAGCAAAGAAGTCGAAAAGAAGCTGGTTCGTGGAGCTTGGGCACTTTTCGTAAATCGCGGTCCACAGTTCATGAAGAGACACCCTTACCGTATTGTATTTGCTGCGGATTATCGCAATCCAGAAACAAATAACTACTGGAGGGATGATTTCATGAAAGAATCCGAAGTAGTTCAACAAGCATGGGTCGATTATGCGGCAGCTGGAGGAGTCGATGTCAAAGAACTTGCCACTCACTATAAGGGGACACGGAGTGAAAAATCAGATGCTTTCTGGTTTGTTTATAATGAAGGTAGGAATTACTGCCAGATGTATTTTCCGTGGTTTTGGCGTCTTGGTTATGAAGCCGATGACATAGCAGGTAGTATCTGTAGAGCATCCCACAAGGGGGAACCCAACGACGTTATTCACAAACGCCAAATCTTGCTTCACACTGTAGATAGGGACTGGACTCAGTTGTGCGATGATAAAAACCAAATTTACTTCTCAAACACACGGGCATGTCGCCCCAATGAAAAAATCCAAGAGCAACTAAACGGGGAAATTGGCGTTGCTGAGTGGGCTAAACATAGGATGAAAGTTGACATTGGGCACCCTAGTGAGCTGGCAAAGCACAAAGCTGCTGCCGGGGATATGTGTGACAATGCCGTAAAAGGTAGCCCTATCGAGTTGTTTGACTTGTGCGAACCAAACCCTAAATGGAACATTGATACGGTGTTATGGGACGAAACTTTTTATTACGAAATCAACAACCCTGAGCATAATACTAGAAACGACCATTACGACCAGGCAGTAAAGGCCTTTGCTAAGATTTGTTTGGAAATTCCGGTTTCTACCTGATGGGCCCGGTATTTGACATTCGGTATTTGACATTCGGTATTTGTCCCTTGGTATCTAACCCCTGGTACTATGCCTGGGTAGTCAAGGGTGGGGCAAAGGGGGTAAAACTCTTTTAGATAAACATCAATGAATGAATCCCGATTCAGCATACCTCGCAAAAGCTCTCCCTATGGCTCGTCTTCTTTACGAAGCTAGTCGTGGGGATTTTGAATGCGTTCCTGAGACTTACTCTGAGCATTTTAGCCATTGCTTTCAGGATGGGGATGTATCGTTGCTGTCGGCTTTTTCTAAGTTTTCTATAGATGGTGAGTTAGAAAATTGGGAGCTAGACGAAGCCATCGAATTGCTAAGTAAGGTAGAGCCTGATTTTTGGCCTGATCCTGAATCCATAGAGCACCTTGACTTGGGCGGTATTTTTTCTAATGGGCAAGAGGAATCATTAGACTTTGTTGAAGATAATTTGAGTTCGTCTGAAAGAGCCCAGAAGGTTCTGTCAGCAGTTATTTATAGTGTGTTTGGTGAGAAGGTGGATGCCATAAGAGATAAATCTGGGGGCTACCCCTCCCCAAAGAACAATTTCTTGCAGGACGAGGACGGAACCTTCTCTGGTTCATTTAAATTTGATAAATACAAGTTTCTATTTGAGATCTTACCTACTGAGCAGGGCTGGGTGTGTACCTACAGGATGGACGAGAAGTCGTTGGATTCCTTAGAAAAGAACACCGACATAAAAAATAAGAAGAAGGCGCCCCAACACCGAAAAGTACGTAATAGGGGGTGGTCCTGATGGCTAATTTTTCTGGTGGGGTGATCCCTACATTCCCCATTACGGCTAATGGGGCCATTAATAGCTTAGGGAATAGCATAGTTCAAACTTTAGGCGGGTCTGTTATTAACGTCGCATTGAATCAAGTAACTCCGGAGGAATGGAGACAGGTTCTCGGGGTGGAGCCTACAGCATTCGATAATATTCTGCCATCAATCGAGAGGAGCGCTCTTTCTGCTGGGGGGCAACTTTTCAATCAATTTTTGACTGATACTTTATCACCATCAGGGGCAGGGGGAGTTTTAGGGAATATTGGAATAAATTTGGCTCAGACTGCAGCTAGTAATGTATTTCAGAATCTGTTAGGGAACATAAGTGGGGCAGCAGTAGGTAGCGGGAAATCCAGCAGGTGGTTTCCAGGTGCATCCAATGAACCCGTAGCTAATTATGGGTCTACAATTTTCACAAAGGGGTTAAATGGACCTGATGTAACTTTTTCTATTATACCAGCTCTTTCGGGAGCTGCCAGGGAATCTGCATCTTGGTTAGTTAATCCAAAATCAAAAGCAAGTTTAAATGCTAGGGAGGCCTTTGGTGATACCTCAGGAGTTTTTTCATCGATCCCGCAATCCGACATAACTGCCGCTTTCTCTAAGGAGATGGATCTTGCCTTGTCTCTGCCTGACCTTAAAGGTGGGGGCTCCTCATTGGGTGGCCAGGAATTTTTTAATTACTTGTCGGGATCTGGGGGGTTACCTTTAGGGGATCTTTTTGCAAATTCTGACCTTAGTGTGTCTCTCGCGGAGTCACTCTCTGGTAGTTGGAATTTTATTTGTGCCCCTGAAAGCATTTCATGGAACAGCGAAGCCCAAGTCGAGCGTGTCCCTATGTTTGGTACTAATCAGCCGCCCGTTATCTCGGGGTCAAAGAGCATGAGAGACCTTACATTATCGGATGCCCTTGTGGAGGGTTTTTCAAGGGGTAGGTCAGTTGAGGATAAAATTGCTAGATTAGAAAATTTAATGAATTTCACCCTGGATACCAAAAACAAATACATTAAAGTTCCGGTCTATTACGTCCAGGCAAATAATAAACTGTATGGAAATGGGTTGAACGGTGCTGATGGCGGGTACTTTGTGATTAAGAGCGTTAATGTAAAGGAATTGATGAGGGATCTGTCGGGCAATGCAACGAGGGCTACGGTTGACGTTTCATTTGTTCAGGTGCCACCTTATCAGGTTACTAGTGGCAGGGATCTTGCCAATATTGCGTTAATTGGGCGAACGTCGATTTTGCCCTCTGTGTCTGATGCTGTCTCTAAATTACTTTCCAGTAATAGTGAAACTGCCCGACAGGTTGCAGGCGTACAAACACCGGCATCTAATCCAAATGTCGAGGGTGGTTTAAATAGATATGAATATCCTACAAATGTACCAAAACGATGAGTAATACGCAAAGAGAATTTAACTTAAGCGGGAATTTTACTGATAATATTACTCCCGAGTTAAACCGGATTAATGGCACCCTAAACCAGCTACGGACAAACTTCCAAACCCTGGGTCAAGCTGTGGTGCCATTGAACACTCAGATGAATAACTATGTCAGGGCTCTCGATGCTGCCAATGCTGCTGCTCAAAGGTTAAATCAAACCCAACGAAGAGGTGGTGGCGGTGGTGGCTACGGTAGAAGGGGATATGGCCGTGGTGGCTACGGTGGATATGGTGGTGATGGGTTCGCCTCACAGATCATGGGCTATCAGATTGCCAACACAATTTCTGGGGCCATACTGAGCGGCTTCCAAATGGGCGTCAATCTTATGGAAAAGCCCTTCCAGTATTTTGCAAGCGCATTTGGGGAACGAATTAAAGATGAAATGTCAGACATCCAGGCTGCTGGGGGTTTGTTTGCCATCAGTCAACGTAAGGGGCTGAACTTGTTCCCAAACTTCTCTTCAGCAATGAGAGAACTGCAGAGAATTAACTATAAGCTCGCACAATCTGCTGCTGCTTTACCAGGGGCCACTGAAGATTACGTTAAGCAGGGGAAGTTGCTCTCTGACACGGTAATGACCGCAATGGGGAATGACCCAAAGGGGTTCACAAAATTGGGCCAAGAGTTTGGGGCTAAAGTTGGGGATAAGATGGATTCTTTGGGAGTTCTAATCCAGAAGTTAACAGAGAAGTCCGTGTTGATTGGTATGGGCAACCCAACTAAATCACCTTTGGGAACCCCCCAGCTCATCGAACAATTGATTAATGCCCCGGCTATTGGTCCGAAGATGTTCCAAAAATACGTGGCATTCAGGAACAACCCTATCTTTACAGGCGCATTCCAAGACCCGGAGATGCAGAAGAAACTGGCGGCCACAAAAGCAGGGGGACCTGACCGGGTTAGAGTCGTCATGGAATTGCTTGACATGATCCTGCCGAATGAAGTCATTCAGGCATATAAAAACTCGACAAGTGGTTTCCTTGAAGCGTTTAGATCTTCTTTCCTAGACCCGGAGGTAGGTCTATTTGGCCTTGGTAGAAAGTTTGGTAAAATTGGCAAATCAATTGATGAGTATGGTCGTTACCTAAATAAACAAGGGCAAGTGGTTAAAGATGCGGCACTAGCAGCAGAAGAAGACTATAGTTTATTTGAAATAATTTCTAAAATCATAAAAGGTTTCGGTTTGCCACTTAGTGAGTTGACAGCGATACTCCCTCAAATCTGGGACCCATTGAGGAGTATTGCCGATATAATGATGCCACTTGCTGACACGGCACAAAGTTTCTACAGAAGTTTCATTTATTTCTCTAAAGGATTTGAAAATCTTGCCAATGGCATGGGGATAAACTCCCCTGCCGGACAAGCGATCAAAAAGTCTGCCGGGGCTAGGGGTTTTACTTTGGCTTTGGCCAATTTAATCAGCCTCCTAGACGGTAAATTTGGCTTAAGGGGTTTCAACGAAATTAGAAATAAGCTAATGAAGCCAAGCGCGGACTTGGCTAGTATAAATAAAGACCTCTTTACGAAGTTATTTCAAACTGATTTACCACATTTCGTCGGCAAAACCATTGGCGGTGCCATTGGATCAACCCTTAAAATGCTGGGCGACATTATGTCCGGAGCTACAAACATTGTGGCAACAGGGCCATTCGCCGAAGGTTTGGCTGAAGGTTGGAAAGCGACGAAAGGGTTTGAAGGAGTTAAGTTAGTATTTGAGTCCCTCTTTAAGGTAATTGGCAATACGATACAAACCTTGTTCCAAGCTGCCCCGATGCAAATGTCCATATTGGCAGCATTAACTGTCGGTATGCCCATCATTCAGCAGATTATTACTTTCGGATTGTTGTCATTGTTTGGCAGGCTTGGGACCTTTATTGAGAGGGGTTTGGGTGCAGCCCCTAGGTTAATGGCCAGGGCTTCGGGGGTTATTTCCGGCGCACCACGAGCGGTTGGTTTAGGGTTGGCCCGGTCGGTATCATGGTTAGCTATGGGGGGAGCTGCTAATATAGGGGGATTAGCTCGGGGTGTAGCGGCCACCA